GTTGTTAAACACTCAGTCCCCGGAGCAGATCACACCACAGAAACAGGCGTATGATTCCCCCGCCGACATATTACTATTTGGGGGTGCGGCTGGTGGCGGAAAGTCATCATTGATGATTGGGCTTGCTTTAACCGCCCATACTAAGTCTGTGATCTACCGGCGGGAAGTTAAACAATTAGGGCCGATTGAGGAAGAGATCATTCGGATCAGAAAGACAAGGACGGGGTTCAATGGTCAATTACATCGCTTTGATTTGGGCAAAAACAGGGCTATACGTCTTGGGGGGATGCAGTATGCAGGAGATGAAGTCGCTTATCAAGGAGATCCCCGGGATCTCATTTGTTTCGATGAATTAACTCAGTTCCTAGAGAGTCAGTTCAGGTATGTTACTACATGGAACCGTTCTACAGATCCTAATCAGAGATGTAGAATAGTCTGTGCTACTAACCCACCCACTTCAGCCGAGGGCCAATGGGTCGTAGGCTTTTGGGCACCGTGGTTAGATCGAGAACATCCTAATCCTGCAAGACCCGGAGAACTACGTTGGTTTATATCTGACTCAGAAGGTGAGGATTTAGAAGTACCAAGTAGTGAACCTATATGGCAAGATGGTGATTGGGTACAACCCCGATCTAGAACATTCATACCGTCATCTATTGATGACAATCCTTTTCTAATTAACTCTGGATACAAGGCAGCTCTTCAAGCACTACCCGAGCCGCTCCGTAGTCAGATGCTGATGGGGGATTTCACTGCGGGGGTGCTTGATGACCCGTGGCAGGTTATACCAACAGCTTGGATTGAACTGGCACAAGCCAGATGGACAGATGAGAAACCTCAAGGTGCTAAGATGGAAGCATTAGGTTGTGACCCGGCACGAGGAGGTAAGGATGATTTTGTAGTCACAGGTAGATATGGCAGGTGGTTTGCTCCTCAGATCGTTTTGAAGGGTGAGTCCACTCCAGACGGCCCCACTGGTGCTGCCATATGTACTACTTATGTACGAGATGGAGCGCAGATCATGCTCGACATCATTGGTGGAGCTGGTGCATCTATATTAGATCACTTAAAGACGAACGGAATTAACGTTTACTCTGTTGACGGACGCAAAGAATGCCATGAGAGGGATGAATCTGGCAATTTGGGCTTCTTTAACACTCGCAGTATGCTGTGGTGGAGAATGAGGGAGGCTTTGAACCCTAATAACCTTGAAGCGATTGCATTACCGCCCGACAGAGAGCTAAAAGTTGATCTTGCAGCCCCGAAGTGGCAGTTAACTAGTCGAGGTATTCAAGTTGAGGGCAAATCGACGGAATGTAAGGACGGATTTGGAGATCTTAAGAAGAGAATTGGTAGATCGCCCGGAAAAGGTGACTCTGCAGTGTATGCTCTGATACCAGCTAAGAGAAAAGCTGGAAGATATAACTCTTCGCCCAAACGGACTAACTCAAGGTACAACCCACATAAGAACTGGAGACGGTAGTGTCGGATCTTATTTTAACGCCTGAAGAAATTAAGAACGGGTGGACTATCTCAACGTTGCAGGCTTACTTCGATCAACGAGAGCGAGAACAGTCAAAGCACGTTTTAGCAAAGAAGGTACATAAACCTAATACGCAGAAGAGTAAATATAACCCCCACAAGTGGAGAGGATAACATGAGCAAGAAAGCTAAGAAGGGCGACGATGGCAAAAGGGATGTTGCTATAAAACCTAATACTCAGTCCCAAGGCGGGCAGGTAAAAAGACCGGGAGCTAAATGAAAGCTATTGTTGTTTTCTGCAATGTTGAAGGTAAGGGTCATCCATTAGGGTGGATGCTTAAGGATGGGTTTAAACATTGCTTTATTAATTTGCAAACCGAGAACGGGTGGGTAGAGTTTGACTACCGGATAGGAATTCCATTTGTTCGTGTTATGGCTGCATCGGACTTTGACCTCAATAGCTACTACCGAGATTTAGGGTTTACTACTGTTGAGACAGAACAGGCTAAATGTATCAAGTTTGGCATTAATCTGTTCTGTGGTACAATAACAGTAGCTAATTGTGTCGGTTTGGTCAAAGCTCTTTTGGGCGTTAAATACTTTTCAGTAACACCTTATCAACTTTACAAGAGACTTATAAAATGAATATCTTCCCCGGCTTCGGCGGTGGCCCCGGTGCTCCGCCCCCACTTCCTCCTCCATTGCCTCCTCCAGTTGCTCGGGCCGATCCGGCTGTTGAACAAGCGAAATTAGATTTAAAAAACAGTGTGGCAAAACGCAGAGGTCGTGCGGGTTCTATACTAACTCAAAACAAGTCCACTGGCGGTAGTATTCTAAACGAATCTGCAACTGGTGAAGAAGGGAACTTAGGATAATTATGAAAAACCTTTGCATAATACCGGGCGGTGGGGCACCACCTCCCAGACCTCCTCCACCTCCGCCGCCTCCACCTCCGCCGCCGCCTCCGCCTCCACCTCCTGTGGAAACGAAGCAGTCGAATAAAGAGGTGTTGGCTCGTCGCAGAGGCCGTGCTGGATCTCAGTTATCAGGATCTTCGTCCGGTGGTTTAGGAACATCAAGCGAGACGGGCGGAACTATAACCACTAAGAAACTAGGTTAACACATGGAACTTAAAACTCCCCAAGAGAGAGTTAATCATCATATAAAGAAGCAGGCTGCTGCCAGTAATCGTCGGTCTCAGTTTGAAGAGCATTGGAGCGACCTGTCTAGGGTACTTTTACCTACTCGACAAGGTTTTACCCAGACTGTTGTAGACGGCGATTATCGCATGGAGAACATCTTCGATGGTACTCCTATGCAAGCCGCTCGTAGTCTGGCAAACACTGTTGGAGCTATGATCCGTCCAGAAGGGCAGACATTAGCGGAAGTAAAAGCCCAAGATGACACTTTAAATCAACAGGGAGAAGTTCAAGAGTGGATGGGTCGGGCTACCGAGATTCTCGATAGCCATATACGAAATCCCCTTGCGCGGTTTAGACAAGCAACAGGGGAGGTCGACCTTGACCTTGTGGTAATGGGAACCGGAATTCTGTTTGTAGGTCTGGCAAAGTCTCAGGAGAATTTGATTTTTCAGTCGGTGCATCTTAAGGATGGTTACCCTATGTTTGACGACGAGGGTAATCCTTACGGAATGTATAGAATGAAGAAGATGTTTATCTGGCAAGCCGAGCTGAAGTTTGGCAAAGAGAATTTATCAAAAAACGTTCAGGAGAAAATCCAGAACAACACCAATACGGATGACAAGATAGACCTGATGTATTGGGTTGGGGATAGGAAGAACAAAACTATTGAAAACCCTATATTTGCTAAAGACTTTCCAATCGAAGAGATTTGGATGGAAACTCAAACTAAACATATTATTACTGAGGGCGGATTTCGCGAATTCCCTTTTGTGATTCCACGGTGGGATACAACCACCGGGGAAGAGTACGGCAGATCGCCGGGTATGGTTGCGTTACCTGATAGTAATACCCTGCAGTCTATGGGTGAGACTATTCTGGTGGCAGGTCAGCGGCTTGCTGACCCACCAATCATGGCGCCGAACGACGGGGCTTTCCAAGAAGTTATGACTTATCCCGGCGGGATTAGTTACTACGACGTGGAGACTGCGGCATCGGTAGGTGGTAATCCGTTCTTCCCTATGATATCTGGTAACAACTTGCCGGTCACTAGGGATATGCAGACAGATATTAGAAACCAAGTAGCTGCTGCGTTCTTCAAAAACATCCTGAACTTACCACAAGGTGGGCCTCAGATGACTGCTACAGAGATTATCCAGCGTAAAGATGAGTTCATTCGTGAAGTTGGGCCTGTATTTGGTAGATTTCAGACTGACTATAATGAACCTATGGTAGATAGATCTTTCAGATTGTTGATGCGGGAAGACGCTTTTGGTGAGATTCCAGAGGTACTTTCGGGACAGAATATTAAGTTTGAGTTTGATTTGCCTGTAGATAAGATTAAAAAACAAGTCCAATCTGCCGCAGCTACCGATTGGGCTATGCAAGTTATGCAGATGGCACAGATAGCTCCAGAAGCAAAACATCTGGTAAACGTTGATGCTCTTGCACGTTTCAAGGCTGATGCAGCTTCGTTGCCACATGACATAATGAACACTAGAGAAGAAGTACAAGCTAAAGTTGAAGCGGAAAATGCTAAGATGGCTGAGATGCAGAAACTTCAAGCCGCTGATATGCAGGCCGGTATCATTGGAAAAGGAGCTAAAGCCGCCAAGGATGCAGGGTTGATACAAGACCCTAACGCACCCGTAGATCCTAACGCACCACAACAGGGAGTCCCCGCTTAACAGGAGATTAATGGAAAAGGAAAGTATTACGGAAACACCAACTAGATCAAGATACTGTAGCAGATGCGATGCAGACTTTCGGTTTCAATGCGTATGCCCAAATCACACTGCCATGTCGTGGCAGATGAAGAACGTTTTTCACAGTGGTAAACGACACAAGGGTAAAGATGCTTGGGATAAAATTAATTCAGATTAACGTTAACTAAAGGGAGTATCGATATGCCAGAAAAAGTAGGTTACGGATCTAAGACGAAGACGAAGACGAAGACGAAGCGCAAAACGAAGCTCACCAAGAACTCAAAACCTTTGACACCCGAAGAAATAGGGGAGAAGTTCCACGGAAAGCCAAAAGCTAAAAAGAATCCTCCGGCTAAGTCTCAGATCAGAAGCCTGAGTAAAAAGAAGGATAAAGACGATGCGATGAGAACGCGGGAATTTGAAAAACATAAACGGAAACGCCCAATATCTAACGCTTTGACGAACGACCGTTCGGCTAAGACCGTTGCCAACTTCAAAACGGACGGGATGAAAGGCAAATCTCACCTCAAGGACATTACTCCGAGCCGAGGCTCACAGTCCCGTGAGGAAAAGCTAAAAGAATCTAAAAAGCTCAGCGAGCTTAGAAAGTTCTTTAGGGCAACAGACGAGGATGACAAAAAGAAAAGCAAAAAGATTATAAAACGTATTCGCAAAAAAGATAAGGATAAGAAGTAGTGGTAACTAAACGGAAAACCAAGGCGAAACAGAAGGTTGAAATAAATGATCTTGATATGTTTGAGAGATCTTCTCAGTACACATCTGTAGAGGAGAGACATCAGGATTTTAAGATATTATTCACTTCTACGCCGATGGGTGAGAAAGTGTTTCGAGAGATCCTCGGCATGGGGTACATCCTAAATGATACTACGAAGTTTAATAAGTACGGTGTAGATACGAATGCTACATTAATTTCAACTGGGGAGCGGAAACTTGCTCTGGCTATTCATAAGACTACTACGGTAGAGCCGCCTCCGCCCCCACCTGATAAACAAATTACGAGGCGAGAATAATTATGGCTGAATCAGAAGTAGCAGAAGAGACAACTGAAGACGTAGGTGAAGAAGCAACTGAGGATACCTCCCCCCCTCCCCCTCTCA